GAGGAAACGAAGAAATGAACGAAGTTGAAGAGATGATGGCAGTCGAATCGCTGACGAGCCTTGAGGCGGAATGGACGGTCTTGGGGGCGATCTTGATTGACCCGGCAGCGATTGTGAAATGCGCCGCGCTGACGCCTGAAAAGTTTTACCAAGCGCAGCACAAGATTATTTTCCGCGCCCTGCTGGATATGGCGGCGGCAAACGAGCCGATAGACGTCATCACCGTAAGCGACAAACTGGAGGCGCGCGGCGAAGCGGAAAACGCAGGCGGGCTGTCCTACCTGATTGAGTTGCAGCAAAACACGCCGTCAGCCGCAAATATCGCCCGATACGCAAAAATCGTGAACGACCGCTACATCGAGCGGGGATTGCTGAAAGTATCGTCCGATATTGAAAAAATCGCCCTAGCCAAAGACGGCGGCGACGTTGCCCAAAAACTCAATGCGGCGGCGGATTGTTTGGCAGAGGTGGGGAAAGACGCGGTAAAGCGCGAAAACAAAACCTATGCCGAAACCCTGCAAGACTTAATCGCGGATTTGGATAAGCGGCTTGAGGGTGTGCGGTTCGGGTTGCCGACAGGCTTGCCGCAACTGGACGAAGCAATCGGCGGGCTACCCGATGGGAACCTGATCGTAATCGCCGCCCGCCCGTCGATGGGCAAGACGGTGTTAGCCGAAAATATCGCCCGCTTTGCTTTGAAACAGGGAAAGGCGGTGCATTTTCAAAGCTACGAAATGTCATCACTGGAGCTTGCCCGCCGAAGCATGGCGGCGGAATGCAGTATCGACATGAAAAGCCTGAAAACAGGTCGTCTGACCGAGATGGAATACTCAAACATGGGCGGCTACATGATGAAAGCGTCTGACTGGCGGCTTGATGTGAGTAGCGACCTGTTGAACGTGGACGAGCTTTGCTTTTTGGCAAAGGAAAAGAAAATGACGACCGGTCTTGATTTGTTGGTGGTCGACCATCTGCACATCATGCCGCGGGCGGGAAAAGACGAAGTGGCGGAACTTGGCAACATATCCCGCCGCCTGAAAAACCTTGCCGTCGAACTGAATATCCCTGTTGTGCTGGTTGCCCAGTTGAACAGGGGTAGCGCAAAAGCGGCAGACAAACGCCCGAACATGGCAGACATACGCGGCAGCGGCAGTGTCGAGCAGGACGCAAACATCATCATCATGCCGCACCGCGAAAGCTACTACAACAACCAAGTCAACCCGCACCTTGCCGAGTTGATTATTGCTAAAAACCGAGATGGCGAAATGGGCAGTGTGGTTTGCGGATGGAAAGGTCAGTTTGCACGATTTGAAAACGAGCCTGATCTGAATTGGACGCCGACCGAACAAGGCAATAAATGGGGTAATGAGTATGAAGTCTGAAACCTGTTACCACTGCGTCCATGCAGATTTCAAAGCCGAATCAGAAAGCACCATGCGCGGCTTTGCGAAGTGCGGTAAGGCGCGTAACCCTGAAGAGCGGTCTAAATATTACTTCGGTGGCTATGAGTGCGACAAAGGTAAGTTTGAAGCCGCGCCGGCTGAAACGATGGCAAAGAGAAGTGAAATTTTTGAAAAATGGAGAACGCGAAAATGATGAAAGTGTGTAGCAAGTGCGGTGTAGAAAAGCCGCTGGAAGAATTTCATAGGGCTGGCTTGGATGCTTATGGGAACAATGCATACAAGTCCAAATGCAAAGACTGTTGCAGCATAGAGGGTAGATATTACCGAGAAAAACACAAAGAAGCACTGAAAGAAAAACGCAAAGAATTGCGCGCAAGTAAAAACGTCGATTTGGGTATCTTGATGCGCGAAGCGGCACAAATGGCAAATCAGGCATTCCCGCTTTTAAGCCCCGCCTACTGGAACACAGGCGCAGCAAAACGAGTTTACGAAGAATTGGGGTTGAAATGGACGTTTTAAGTTTACCCTACCCTATCAGCACTAACCGTTATTGGCGGACGTTCCGAAACCGCCAAATCGTCAGCAAAGAAGCGGTGGCATACAAGGCGCGTGTTGCCGCCATCGCCGCTGAAAACGGTATTAAGCCGACCGCTAAGACAGTAAGCCTGACGGTACAGCTAATCCCAAAGGCGAACAAAGACGGGTCGGCTAGCAAGGTCTGTTTGGATTTGGATAACTGTTTGAAAGTCTGTTTGGACGCATTACAGGGCGCAGTTTACGAAAACGACAATCAGGTCAGGCGCATTGTTGCCGAGTATGGCAGTGAGCCGGCCGCAGGCGGCGGGTTGGTGGTAAAGGTTGAGGAGTTGGAATGAGCGCAATACGAAAGGCTGCTAAAGGCGAGCAATGCACAATCAACATCGCTGGTGTGTGCAATTACAACCCTGAAACCGTTGTCTTTTGCCATTTCCCAAGCGAAACGCACGGCATGGGGCTGAAAAGCGATGACTTGAGCGGCGGTTTCGGGTGTAGCTCTTGCCACGACGTGATAGATGGTCGGTCGCATATCAAGTTGAGTCGCGAAGATAAAGAGTTTTATATGCGGCGGTCGCAGTTCCGCACCATGCGCCGCCTTGAAGAGATGGGGATTATCAGCGTGAAAGGTCGTCTGAAATGAACGAGGCGAAATTCACACTGACACCGCAAAATGCGCGCGGCGTCATGCGGTCGATTTGGGACAACCTGAATGGGTGGTTTGAAAACGGCAATCTCGACATCACGATCCGACCGCACAAATCGAAACGCAGTATCGAGCAAAACCGCAGACTTTGGAAAATCTACGCCGAACTAGCAGACAAAGCGTGGGTCAACGGCAGGCGGTACAGCGCGGAAACGTGGCACGAGTATTGCAAAGGCGTGTTGCTTGGATTTGATATTAAAGCCATGCCCGACGGCACGGAGGTCAAAACGCCGATAAGCACGACAACGCTTAATACGGCGGAAATGACGGACTATCAAAACCGCCTGCAATCATGGGCGGCCGGGGAATTTGGAATAATTTGGGAGTTTTAATGTATAAAAACGTGGAACAAGTCTTACGGGATGTTTATAAAATTCAAGGTGTGCGGATGGAGCCGCTGAACAACACGGCTTCGGTCTGTGCTTGGTGCGAAAGCAAGGGCGTGATGGGTGGCGGTGGAGAATTGACGCAAGCCGAAACACACGCAAACGCGGCGATGATTATTAGCCGCATAGAGCGCGTGCTTAACCGCTACGAGTTGGCGGCGGTAGAGTGTAAATACAGCAGCGACTTGAGCGGGATTATCGACCTGACAGCCTACATCGAAGAGCAAAACAACGGCGTGAATCTGTTGCTGTGTGACGCGATATTGTCCAATCTGTTCACGGAGCAGCCGAAGAAAACCGACATCATGGATAAGTATGACGTGTCAAAAGCAACAGTATGGCGGCAGTTCCAAAAAGTCCGTGTGATTTTGGCGTGTATTGAAACATCGGCTTATCTGAAACTTCACGATGAATTTTTGAGAGTTGGTATAATTCGTATGTAATTTGTAAAAGCGAGGAAATAGAAATGTTACCAAGTATTGAACTAACAGAGGCGTATCTTAAAAGACTGAGCGAAAAAGCCGAGCAGTTATCTGACCTTGATGATGTGATAACGGAAGTTGAGCGAACAATAGAACCGCTGAAGAATTTAAAAAACGGCTTTACGGCTGCAATGATGGTTAAGGATTTGATAGTTGACGCGCGGGTCATGCAAGACCTGATATATGAGCAACGCCATGCAATAAATCAATTAATAGAGAGTAATCAGGAAGATGGAAAGTTAGCAATACTCAACCTACCAATTGATGCATTAAGTCTGCGCAACGAAAAAGATGTTGAGTTACTTAAGGGTAAGAATATCAATACACTAGGTGGTTTAATTCAAAATTCAAGGTTGGATTTAATGTACGAAGTATCCTTAAAAAGCAATAGTGTCTTTGAGATTAGGCATAAACTGAAGCTGTTTAATTTAAAGCTAAAAGAATAATTGAAGCAATGATGCCATTAGGGCATAATCTCATAACCCACATTACTACACAAAAAAAAGGATGAAAAATGAAGAATCTGATTCTTGCTGTTGTTGTCGCTGCTGGCTTGGCAGGATGTGCGGCAGCGATTGAGCCGAATCAACAACAGTTGGCGGCAGCGACATATCCAGACCCGATGCCGCCTAGTCAGTTTGAGAAAGCGATAAAAGAATGGGCGGTTGATAACCTTGTTGACCCTGATTCTATGAATATTCGCAGCGTTGACACAACACCAGCGCGTAAAGGGTGGATTGCGGTTTGTGCAAAAATTGACCCGTCAATGGGCAATTGCATGACACGTATGTTTTACTTTGGGCATATCTTCAATGCGCGTATTAACGCAAAAAATCAGCATGGTGGATATACAGGCTTTAAGGACTACGCCTTTGTTGTGCGTGGCGACCAAATCAGCTACGGCGTAGAGACTGAAAAAATTTCCAATATGAAATTGTTCTAATCTGTTGACTGCGTGAAACCTTTTGTGTACAATTATGCTATAGTTTGGAAATAGCTATATAAACCGCCTTTATTGGGCGGTTTTTTGCATTTCGAGATAGCCTGTGATTCAGGCATAGAGATAACAGAACGCGGAGCAAGTGAGACGCGTTTGCCCGGCCTGATGGTCGCCTGCCATGACAGGCTGTAAAGCGGTTCTTGCACATAGCCCCTGCCGTTATCGGTATGGGGCTATCCCTTTTATGTTGCTGTGTTTACACTCCTTGCCGTCTAAATTCTGATTAGGATCGGAATTGGGCGGCTTTCTTTTTTCTGTGAGGTTCGATATGAGCGAGAAGCAAAAACGCCCTATCGGGCGTCCGACGAAGTACAAGCCTGAGTATGCCACACAGGCTCAGAAGTTGTGCTTATTAGGTGCAACAGATGATGACATGGCTGATTTCTTTGATGTCGAAGTATCGACAATTAATAATTGGAAAAACGAATTTCCCGAATTTTTGGAGTCCGTAAAAAGAGGGAAGATGTTGGCGGACGCAAATGTTGCTGACCGACTGTATCAGCGTGCAATGGGCTATGAAGCCCCTGACGTAGATATACGGGTAGTTGGCGGGGAAATTATCCAAACCCCACTGACAAAATACTACCCGCCCGATACCCCTGCCGCGATTTTTTGGCTGAAGAATCGCCAACGTGGGAAATGGAGCGACAAATCGGAACTTGACGTTAAATCAAGCGATGGCAGCATGACGCCAACGGTACGGATAGACGCGGAAGAGTATCGTAAGATAGCCGAAGACGTTTTGCGAGAGATTTAGCATAAAATGCTAATCTTATAGACGGCTTTAATGCCATTTTAAATTAATCTTCCAAAGGAATTTAAAATAAAATGGCATTAAAGCAGTTTGACGAGAAAGAATTGTTTGTTACACGCAGCCTTTGTTTTGAAAGCCTGTATGTATTTACGCGCTGGATGTTCCGAGAACGCCGCGGTTATCAGTGGCTTCAGGCGCGGCACCACGCCCTAATCTGTAACGCACTTGAGCGTGTTTTCAATGGCGAAACAAAACGCCTGATTATCAACATTCCGCCGCGCTACTCTAAGACAGAGATAGCGGTCGTGAACTTCATCGCGTGGGCGATGGGGCGTGTACCTGATTGTGAGTTTATTCATGCGAGCTATTCGGCGACACTGGCGGTCAATAACTCCGTGCAGATTCGGAACTTGGTACAGCATGAAGAGTATCGGGCAATATTCCCGAATGTGGAACTTGAAAGCGAAAGCAGCAGCCATTGGAAGACGACCGCAGGCGGCGTGATGTATGCGACAGGTGCAGGCGGTACGATTACCGGTTTCGGTGCGGGTAAGCAACGGGACGGCTTCGGTGGGTGCATCATCATTGACGATCCACACAAAGCTGACGAAGCCCGAAGCGAGGTCAGGCGGCAAAATATCATCGACTGGTTTCAAAACACGGTCGAATCGCGGAAGAATAGCCCTGACACGCCGATTATTCTGATTATGCAACGCCTGCACGAGAAAGATTTGGCGGGTTGGTTGCTTGGCGGCGGAAACGGCGAAGAGTGGGAACACCTTTGCTTGCCAGCTATTCAAGAAGACGGTACGGCGTTATGGTCTGAAAAGCACGATATTGAAACACTGCGACGAATGGAACAAGCCGCGCCGTATGTGTTTGCCGGGCAGTATTTACAACGCCCTGCCCCGCCTGATGGCGGCACGTTCAAGCCTGACAACCTGCAATTTGTGAAAGCACTGCCCGCTGGGAATATCCGATGGGTACGCGGATGGGACTTGGCGTCCACTGCGAACGACGGCGACTACACGGCGGGAGGCAGGCTTGGTGTTACAGAAGATGGGCGGTACATCATCGCCAACGTTGTGCGCGGACAATATGGCGCAGACGAGCGGGATAGGATATTGCGAAACACGGCGCAAAAAGACGGCGTGAAAACGAAAGTGTCCATCCCGCAAGACCCCGGTCAAGCTGGTAAATCGCAAACCCTGTATCTAACCCGTCAATTGGCGGGTTTTTCTGTATCTGCTAGCCCCGAATCGGGCGATAAGGTTACGCGCGCCGAACCGTTCGCCGCACAGGTCAACATCGGTAATGTGATGGTACTGGATGATGGTACATGGGATACAGACGCGCTGATTGCTGAGATGCGGATGTTCCCAAACGGTCAGCATGACGACCAAATCGACTGTTTAAGCCGTGCATTTAGCGAGCTACTGGACACCCGAACAGGGATGATTGATTACCTGCGTTCGCAGGTTGAGGCAAACAAATGAGTAAAAAGACACCATTATCACAAGGCTTTATTGCCCGCGCGGTCGCTGGTGTCCGTTACGCCTTTACCGGCAATGCGGACGGGTGGTTTGACGCAGGCGAGCCTTTAGCCCCTGTTGCGCAACAGGCAGAGGGTCGGCGGTTCGATTATGAGCCGTTTTACAACGTCGGGCATTCCAAGCCGCGCGAACGTGAGGCGATAGGCTTTGCACAATTACGCGCCCTTGCCGATAACTACGACGTGCTGCGTCTGGTCATCGAAAAGCGCAAAGACCAGATGGAATGCCTGAAATGGACAATCCAAAAGCGCGACGTTGCGTCAACGGCGAACAACGAATCGCAGCGCAAAGACCAAAAGGTCGATGAAGCGATCGCATTTTTCCAGTCGCCTGACAAAGAGCATACTTGGGCGGATTGGTTGCGTATCTTGTTGGAAGACCTGTTCGTCATTGACGCGCCGTGTATCTACCCGCGTAAAACACTGGGCGGCGACTTGTACGCCCTTGAAGTGATAGATGGGGCGACGATTAAGCGCGTGCTTGATAACACGGGGCGCCTACCCTTACCGCCCGAAACGGCGTATCAGCAAATCTTGCACGGCATGGCGGCTGTTGATTACACGGCTGACGAGTTGGTTTACCGTTCACGCAACAATCGAAGCTACAAGGTTTACGGCTATTCGCCCGTCGAGCAAATCATTATGACCGTGAACATCGCCTTAAAACGGCAGATTCACGCGCTGGAATACTACACGGCGGGCAGCGTTCCCGATGCTTTGGTCGGCGTGCCTGAAACGTGGCCGGCTGATGATATTCAACGCTTTCAGGAATACTGGGATTTGTTGTTATCGGGCGAGACGGCGGAGCGGCGCAAAATGCGGTTCGTGCCTGGTGAATTATCCCGAAACTTTAAAGAGACGAAGCAGCCGCCGTTGAAAGACGTTTACGATGAATGGCTTGCCCGCGTCGTCTGCTTTGCGTTTAGCGTCGAGCCTACGCCGTTCGTGGCGCAGGTAAATCGTAACGTAGCGGAAACGAGCCGTGAGCAGTCGTTATCCGATGGTATGAGCAGCCTGAAGAACTGGGTAAAAGCCCTGATTGATGACGTGCTTGCCCGCTACATGGATATGGCGGCGTATGAGTTTGTTTGGCGGGAAGAGGAATCACTCAACCCGAAAGAACAGGCGGAAATCTACGCCATCTACAAGAACGCAGGCATCTTGACCGCTGACGAAATCCGCGCCGAACTGGGTAAGGAGCCGTTGCCGGAGCAGACTGAACCAAATCAGCAAGACGACCAACAGCCCAAAGAACAGCCGAGCCAAGAGGCTGAAAAACTGGGAAAGTCGGAAAGCCCGATGAGCGAAGACGAAGCCGCCGCGCTTATTGAGGCTTATTTGCTGACGCGTGTGGACGGCTTGGCTGAACAGATTACCGCGCTGGTTAGTGGTGCTGCTGTTGACTGGCAGGCCGATGACCTAACCGCCGAACTGAACCGGGTAGCGAAAATAGTTACTGACGGTTTGGACTTTGGCGAGTGGTCGGGATTGTCTGATGTGGTCGAGCCGATAATCAGGCGAGCGGCGGAAGATGGGGCGGTTGCTGCTTTGTTGCAGGTAATGCCTGACCCTGCTGTCGGCATGGTTACGAACATTCGCAGCCGTGCCGTCAAGTGGGCGCATTACCGAGCCGCCGAAATGGTCGGTATGAAGTGGGTGGGCGGCGAGCTTATCCAAAATCCTGCCGCCGAATGGCAAATCACAGAGGGAACGCGCGAAATGATACGCGCCCAAGTGGTTGAAGCCATGCAAAACGGCGACAGTGTGCAAGAGTTGGCGGGTCGTCTGAAAGAATCCCATGCTTTCAGCAATACCCGCGCCCAAACCATTGCCAGAACTGAGACGGCGATGGCGGACAATATGGGCAACCTGATAGGCTGGGCAGAAACAGGGCTTGTTGCCGGAAAGCGGTGGATAACCGCCGAAGATGACAAGGTATCAGAAATCTGCAACACCAACGGCAAGATGGGCGTGATTGGTCTGCATGAGCATTTCGCACATGATGGTATGACGCCGCCTGCCCACCCTAATTGCAGGTGTACGGTCGTTCCTGTTTTGGCAGAAGATATGCCGAAAGTTTAATTTAACTGGTGGTAGTGATGGGTTTGCCGCTCTCTTTATGGGGGCGGCTTTTTTTGGAGTACAGAATGGCAAAGTTATACGCAGAAATCGCCAAGATGGAAGCGCAGGACGACGGCACCGTCAAAGTTTGGGGTTATGCCTCAAGTGAGGCGGTTGATTCAGACGGCGAAATCATCGCGGCGGAAGCAATGAAAGCAGCTATTCCCGACTATATGAAGTTTGGCGCGGTGCGTGAAATGCACGGTTCAAACGCGGCTGGGACGGCTATTGAGATTAATGTAGAAGACGACGGGCGCACGTTCTTCGGCGCGCATATCGTTGACCCTGTTGCCGTGACGAAAGTCAAAACAGGCGTTTACAAAGGCTTTTCAATCGGCGGCAGCGTTACCGCCCGCGACGAATTGAATAAGTCGCAAATCACAGGTTTGAAGCTGACAGAAATCAGCCTTGTTGACCGCCCTGCAAATCCTGACGCGGTGTTTACCTGCTTTAAGGCGGATAAGCCCAAAGACGGGGAAGAAGCAGCGGATAAGGACGAAGACGACAAGTCAACCGACAAAGCCGATGAAACACCAGCCGATGATGCTAAAAAGGCAGATAGCGACAAGAAAGCTGATGAAGAAGACGACAAAAAGGACGAAGCCGAAAAATCAGCAAGCGTCGAATTGTCTGAATCTGAAATCGCCATCTTGAAAGCGGTATTGGCAAAGGCTGATAAGTCGGAATACGAGCATAAATACGAGCCGGTCGCTAAATCAATGTGGCAAGTCAAATCGTTAGCCGACGTGTTGGCGTCTTTGAGATGGCTGATTGAGGACGCTATCTATGACGATGTGGACGCGGCCGTTATCGCGCAAATCAAAGAATCAGCGGGCAGCCTAGCCGAATCGTTGAAAGCTTTGACGATAAGTGAAGCCGACAAGCTGGTCGATGGCTTGGCAGCTAAAGCCGATAAATCAGACGACCTTGCTAAAGCCGAACCAGCGGACGAGCTGGCAAAAGCACAAGACGCGCTGAAGAAATCGAATGACGCCCTTGCCAAAGCACAGGCGGAAATCGAAAGCCTGAAGAAACAGGCAGCCCCGCCGAAAGGCAGCACTAAAGCCATCGGCAAGGCAGAAGATAACGGCGAAGACCCTTTAAACGGTTTTCAGCCGATTGTAAAGAATGACGGCTCGCTTGATGATGTGGCAACACTCGTCAAGGCAGCACACGCAGGCCGTCTGTAACACCGCTTACAGGCGGTTTTTTATTTTTGGGAGCTTTATAAATGAACGTGAATCAAATCACTCAAGAAACGCTTGAACTGATGAAATCAGCACAAGCAGGCGGCGAGCCGCTGAATAAAGGTTTTACTCAGCCGACCAGCTTTACCACTGGTCTGCAAACCTACGACCTGTCCGCGCCGTCTCAAAAACTCTATCCAGTATTGACCCCGTTGCGTAACCGTATCCCCCGCGTGGGCGGCGGTCGCACCATCGGCTCGAACTGGAAAGCCATTACCAACATCAACGTCGGCAACCAACGTGCGGGTATCAGTGAAGGTAAACGCGGCGGCGTTATCAATCATGAAATCGTCGAACGTAACGCGCAATTCCGCGCCATCGGCTTGGAAAACCAAGTCACCTTTGAGGCAGACTATGCCGCGCGTGGCTTCGAGGACGTGAAAGCGTTGGCGGTTGCCCAAACTCTGCAAGCGACTATGGTTGCTGAAGAAATGATTTTGCTGGGCGGTAACACCAGCCTGAAAGCAGGCGTTACCCCTACCCCGACCGCCGCAGCTTCCACTGACGCGCTGGGCAAAATCAGCACTTCCACCCTGTCCATCGTCTGCGTGGCTTTGGGATTGCAGGCTTACTGGGACGTCGCAGGCGCAAATAACGGCGCAATCGGACAAGGCTTGAACATCAAGACTGCCCAAGTTCCCGCCAAAATCACACGCCAAAACGCCGACGGCTCTACCGATACATTCGGCGGCGGTTCCGCCCAAAAATCTGCGGCGGCTTCCGTTTCAGGCGTTGGCGCGGGCAAAAAAGTAACCGCCATGATTCCAGCCGTTCGCGGCGCGGTTGCCTACGCTTGGTACTGGGGCGCGGCCGGCTCTGAGAAACTGGGCGCGATTACCACTTCTGCCAAAGTGGACATCTTGGCAGACGCCGAGGGTACTCAGACCGCTGCTTCCCTGCCGGCCGAAGACAATTCCACTTCCGTTTTGGAATTTGACGGATTGTTGACCCAAATCGCCCTGCCTGATTCAGGCGCGTTCTGGTCTGACAACAAAGGCAACGGCTTGACCTCTGACGGTGCGGGCGGTGTGTATGAATTTGAAGAAGCGTTCGCGCATTTCTTCTCGAAATACCGCTTGTCTCCCGATACCATCTACGTCAACGCCCGCGACTTGGCTGCACTGACTAAGCTGATTATCGGCAACGGTGGCGCACCGCTGATTAAGCTGAAAGTGGACATCGACAACGCCGCGAACATCCGCGCAGGCGTGGTGGTCGGTTCGTACCTGAACAAAATCACAGGCGACGAATTGAACATCGTGGTACACCCGAACTTGCCGGCTGGTACTTACCTGTTCTACTCGACCCGTTTGCCTGCCTACGTTCAAGGTGTCGGCAATCTGCTGCAAGTACGCACGCGCCAAGAGTATTACCAAATTGAATGGCCGCTGCGTACCCGTATGTATGAGTACGGTGTCTATGCGGACGAAGTGTTGCAAGGTATGTTCATGCCTGCGTTCGGTATGATTACCAACGCCGCCTAACCCTAACAAGGTCGTCTGAAATTCAGGCGACCTTTTCTTTTGGAGAATCGAAATGACAGAAATGGTTAAATTACAAGCCCCCGAAGGCTTTACAGACGTTTCCTTTGGCAGCCAAAGCTACACAGTGGGCGAAGACCGTATCGTGGAAGTGCCGTCAGAGGCAGCGCAATTCTTGTATCAGTTCGGCTTTGGCAATATTGCTGCTGAAGCTGCTGAAACTGAAGAGCCTGAAAAAGCCAAGCGCGGACGCAAAGCGAAAGCCGAACAGCCGGCAGAGCAACCAGCCGAACAAGCTGAACCTGTTGAAGCGGTAGAGCCTGCCGAAGCCGAACAGGCTGAAGCTGAGCAAGCCGCCGAACCTGAAAAGGCTGAATAACGATGACCGCCCTTGTCTCTCTTGAGTTGTTCAAGCAGCGGCTAGGCGTTACCCACGACAAGCAGGACGGATATTTCCAAACCCTGCTTGACGGGGTATCGGCGGCTGTCGAAGCCTATATCGGGCGCAAACTGAAAGCGGCGGACTACGTCGAGCGTTACAACGGCAACGGCAAAAACCGCATCGTCCTGAATCAATATCCCGTCCTGTCTGTATCGTCCGTGAAAATCAACGGGCGTATGGCGAATGACTGGGATTTTGATAACTGGCTGCTGATACGCCATGCCTGTTTCGCGCAGGGAATCCGAAACGTCGAGGTATCGTACCGCGCGGGCTATGAAACCATACCCGCCGATATTCAGGAGGCTATCTTGATTATCGCAACGCAGCGGATGAACGAAATCGAGAACAAGGGCGTACAGTCGAAAACGCTTGCAGGCGAGACCATCGCTTTTTCTACGTTCAGCGATTCGGGTGGTATGCCGCCGTCGGCGTTTGCGATACTCAACGAGTATAAACGGAAAGGCGTGTAATGCTTAGGATGGAGTTTATCGGCGGCGATGTTTTGGCAGCGGTGTTGCGAGCATATGGCGATAAGGTTCAGACGGCTGTCGTGAAGTCTGTCGCACGGTCGGCGTTGAAGTTGCAAAGCGAAGTCATGGAAAACCGCCTGTCTGGGCAGGTGCTGAATGTACGGACGGGCAATCTGCGTCGGTCGATACACCAACGCGTAACCAACACGGGCAGCGCGGTAATCGGCGAAGTAAACACCAACGTCCGCTACGGCAAGGCGCATGAATATGGTTTTGCTGGGACGGTCAATGTGAAAGCCTCTTTACGGCAGGTTCGCCAAGCGTTCGGACGCCCGCTGAAATCTCCGCGATACGTTCAGGTTCGGGCGCATTCCCGTAATGTCCGCCTGCCTGAACGGTCGTTCCTGCGGTCGGCTTTGCGCGATATGAAACCGATGATTGAAACGGATTTGCAAAAATCCATTGAGGGGGCATTGCGATGAACCGCGAAGCGATTTATTCCGCGCTGTGGGCAAAGCTGGACGCATTGGACGGTTTTGTAACCAAAAGCCGCAAACTGCTGCACTGGAACGACGTGAAACGCTACGACCAGCCCGCGTTATTCATGGCGCAGGGCGATATGCAGGCGGTAACGTTGACAGGGCAGGAAACCAAGTGGATTTTGCGCGTTGATGTTTACCTGTACGTCCAAACGTCAGGCGAGCCGCCCGCTCCCATCATGAATCCACTGATTGACGCAGTGTGCAATGCTGTGAACGCCGTCCACCCTATCACGGGCAAGACGGCTTTGGTGGTCGATGGTGCGGACATTGAGTATTGCCGCGTCGAGGGTACAGTGGAAACAGACGAGGGAACGCTTGGCGAACAGGCGGTCTGTATTATCCCAATTATGATTTGCGCCGCGTAATGCGGTTTTATTTTGGAAAGGAAATGTCATGCAGTTGACGTTTGGTAGCGGCGAGGTTTTCGCCGAAATGATTACGGATGCTTACGGCAACCGTGTACAGAACGCAACGCCCGTGCGAATCATGGGCTTGCAGGAAATGTCCGTTGATTTGTCGGCGGAATTGAAAGAGTTCTACGGTCAGAACCGCTTTGCGCTGGCTGTCGCACAAGGTAAGGTCAAAGTGTCGGGCAAATTCAAAGGTGCGCTGATTAACGGTCTCGCCCTGAATACCCTGTTCTTTGGCGCAGAATATGCGACCGGAACCATGAAAGCACTTTGGGCGGATGTAACGGGCAAAGCCGTACCGTCAAGCGGTGCATATACCGTCCAAGCAACCGCGCCTAACGGTGGTCGCTTCGTTGAAGATGCGGGCGTGATGGGGAGCGATGGTACGGCATACATCAAGGTCGCTAGTAATCCGACAGCCGGTCAATACATGGTGTCTGCGACCGGTCTTTACACTTTCCACGAATCGGAAAAGGGCAAGACCGTCTATCCCAGCTTTACTTACACCCAAACCATGCCGTCAGCCAAGAAACTTGAACTGACAAATTTGGCGATGGGTAACACGCCGACCTTTAAGCTGAAATACCTGACGCAGTTCAAGGGCAAAAAAGCCCTGTTGGAACTGGAAAGTGTAACCAGCGGCAAACTGGGCTTGTTCTCGACCAAAAACGACGACTTTTCTGTCCCTGAAATCGACTTCACGGCGCAAACCGATGAAGCGGGCTTTAAAGTCGGCACGTTGTGGATTCAAGAGTAATCATGCAGACCGTCCGAAAGGGCGGTCTTTTTATTTGACCTGAATCAAGGAAACAAAAATGACAGTACGAATTAAAGGCGTAACCGTTGAATTGAACGGCACAAATTACGTTATCCCACCTATCGCACTTGGCGCACTGGAACAGTTGCAAGAGCGCATCGGCGCATTTGACGGCAACGTCCAAGACGCCAAACAAATTTCCACCGTTATTGATTGCGCCCATGCCGCGCTGCGCCGCAATTATCCCGATATGACGCGCGAGCAGGTCGCTGATTTGATTGATATTGCCAACATGGGCGACGTATTTGCCGCCGTGATGGACGTATCGGGTCTGAAACGCAAAGAACAGGAAGCCGCACAAGCGGGGGAAGTTCAGGCGGCGGATTAAGTTTCGGCGCGATGATTGCCCACGTCTGCGCCTCTACGGGGTGGACGTGGGACTACGTCGCCGACAACTTAGATTTGCCGCGCATCAAACATTTGAACGAGTATTGGCGCGAACATCCACCCGTGCATATCTTGGTCGCCTCGTACATGGGCATCAAGCCATCGTCGAGCATCGTACAAAGCGAAGCGGATGAAGCGGAAGCCATCAGTATGCTTGGCGGTAACGAACTGTCTGAAGACGAATTTAACGCCTTACTGAAAGCGAAAGGAATCATCTAAATGGGCAATGCGATTTTTCCCACGTTCCCCGGCTTGAAGTGGGGGCGGAAGAAAACGGCGGTGTGGAGTACCGGGACGCAGAAATCGGCAAGCGGTCGTGAATTGCGAACCGCTTACTACACCTACCCGCAATGGCGGTTTTCGCTGTCGTTTGAGGTATTGCGGACGAAAGCGTCCGTAAACGAGTTGGAGCAGTTGGCGGGATTCTTCAACGCCCGCAAAGGCAGCTTTGAAAGTTTCCTTTACGAAGACCCGACCGATAACGCGGTAACTGACCAGCCTATCGGAAACACGGTGCAGGGCGTTACGCGCTATCAGCTTGTCCGTTCGATGGGCGGTTTTATTGAGCCTGTATTGGCAGTCAAAGAACGACCCGCTGTCAAAGTGGGCGGCGTGGCTTTGACTTATGGGCGCGATTATTCCGTTACCGACAAGGGTGTCTTGGTTTTCAACACACCGCAAACGCCGGGTCGCCCCATCACATGGACGGGCGGTTTTTATTTTCGCGTGAGGTTTACCTCTGATACGGTGGATTTTGAAAACGTTTTGGGCAGCTTGTGGGCAGCCAAAAAGATTGAATTTACGAGCGTGAAGTTATGAAGACAGCGACAAAAGAACTGATTGACTTGCTGCACGGCAGCGATGAATTTCAGATGGCAGACTTATACACCATCACGCTTTCAGGCGGGCAGGTGCTGCGCCATACCAGCGCAGATATGCCCGTCGTTTGGGATGGGCAGACCTACGAAGCACATAAGCTGATTATCAAGCGCGGCGCAACCCGTATCGCTGTCGGCTTGGATGTGGATTCCAATACCCTGCAAATCGCCTCCGACCCTGATTACAGGCTGGAGGGCTTGCAATGGGCGGAAGCTGCTTTGGGTGGCGTATTGGACGGCGCACGGGTCAAGATTGACCGCGTTTTCTTCGGCGTCGGCGCGTCATCTATCGGCAGCATGGTCGAGGACGCGAACGCAGTCCTAGAGGTGTCGGGCGTGAACAGAACCGAGACCAAAACGCTGCAAGTTCGCGGTGATTTGCCTAATGAGTTTGTTTTGTCATGTGATATTGCGCTTGAAAACGCAACGTCAATCTACGGTAAGCCCTATCCGCGTATCGGTGCCGAGTTGTCTGTAACCTATACGGATAATTCCGTCGGCTATTTCGGCTGCTGGTATGAAGATGCGGTCAACGGTGCCAAGAAAACACTGAACGAGCGGATTTCATTCAAACACACAATCCCTGATGGCAAAACGGTTAAGGAAATACGCAGCCTGATTATACAGGCGCGATACCAGACGTCTGATTCAATCAGAATTTCGGGCGTTGATTTGCGGTCGACTGCCGATATTGACGGCTCTCTAGCCGAACTTCGCCCCGTTGGTGCTGTGAATATCTTTTCGGGGCGCGTGTCGGACGTATCGGGTAGTAGGTCCTCTGTAAAAGTCGATGTGAAATCTGACATCGAGCTTTTGAACGTATCAAGCCCGCGCAACATCTATCAGGCAGGTTGCATGAGAACGCTCTACGACGAGGGCTGCAAGGTCAACCGTGAGAAATTCACGGTGGATGGTCGCGTAACGGAAAACAGCCAGACGGGAACATCGTTAAAGCATAATCTGACGCAGCCTGACGGGTGGTTCTCGCAGGGCGTGATTAAGTTTACGAGCGGGCGAAACGCAGGCTTGAGCAGGACGGTCAAGGTGCATAGCGGTAATACATTCGAGTTTGCCCTACGCCTGCCATTTCCGCCGCAAGCGGGTGATGTGTTCAAGGTTTATCCGGGCTGCAACAAGCGTCAGGACACCTGTAAAAACAAATTCAATAACATCGTGCATTTTCGCGGATTTCCGTATATCCCGTCTGCTGATACGGTGGTTTAAGAGGTCGTCTGAAATGGATTTGAGAGAACAAATCATCGAAGAGGCGCGGTCATGGCTTGGTACGCCCTATCATCACTTCGCAATGGTTAAGGGCGCGGGCGTGGATTGCGCCATGTTGCTTGTTGGTGTTTACGGCGCGGCCGGCATCGTCCCCGATGACTTCACGCCGCCCAAATATTCCCGCGACTGGCACCTGCACCGCGATACGGAGCGGTATTTGGAGGTCATCGCCAAGTTTTGCAAAGAGACGGACGATCCGAAGCCCGGCGACATCGCTATGTGGAAGTTCGGGCGCACGTTTAGTCATTCCGCCATCTTGGTGGGCGACGGCAAAATTATCCACAGCTACATCGGGCGCGGCGTGGTTTTGGACGACATCAATCAGCCCGAACTTGACGGGCGCGAAGTGAAATTTTTTACATTGGAGGCGTTGAATGAACATTGAAGTATCAGCCTACGGGCTAGGCGGTGGTCGCAGTGGCGGTAGTGGTGGAGGCAGTTATGACGACACAGCAATCAAACAGGAATTGGCACGAATCAGGCAGGCGTTGGCAGCCTTGCCGAGCGGCGCACCGTATGACGACGCCGAAATCAAAAAAGAACTGGAAGCCGTCAAGAAGCAACTTTCCGACCTGCCTAAGGGCGGTGGTGCAACATACGACGACAGCGACTTGCGAAAACAGCTTGCCGCCGCTGTGGCGCGTATCGATGAAATTGCCGACACCCGCAAAGAGTATCAGGCGGCGTATATCGCGCGGGCGGACTTCCTGACAAATCCCGCAAACAATGAATTTATGACGGTCAAGTTCAAAAAACCGTTCAGTAAAAAACCGTTTGTCAAAGTAACTTTGGATTTAGTGACTACACAAGCGAGGATTACATATCAGGGCAATGCAACAGAAACAGGTTTTGATATTGCAACCAACTACGCAGGCTCTTTGCTTGGCTTGTGGTACGAAGCGCATTTGGTAGATTAATTTTTTAGAGGTGTTCTATGGGCGGTAAGTCGTCAACCATTACGTCAGCGGAAGAGCGGATTTTATCGTTACAGGTACAACAGTCATCACAAGGGCTTACCCTGCCTGTCATCTACGGCAGAACCCGTGTAGCCGGGAATCTGATTTGGTATGGCGACTTTGTTACCATAGAAAACAAAACCACAACACGGCAAGGCGGCAAAGGCGGCGGCGGCGTGAAGCAAGTCGATATTGCTTACACCTACGAAGCCGCCGTCATGCTTGCTTTGTGCGAAGGCGAAATTCAGGGCGTCGGTCGTATTTGGCGCGATAAGGAAAAATTCGATTCGCTGGCACAGTTGCGCCTGACGCTTATGCGCGGCGGCGACGAACAGCCTTTGTGGACGCACTTGGCGCAGGCAAAGCACCAAAACCAAGCCTTGAACTATTCAGGTACCGCCTACCTGTGCAGCCCAAACTATGAACTGACGAAATCTGCACAGATTTATCAGCATAATTTTGAGGTTATCGGGAAGCTGGGTTATTCGGGTAATATTCCCGACGCAAACCCGCGCGAAATCATCCGAGACTTATTGATCAACCAACGCTACGGCTGCGGATTCCCCGCCGACAGCATTGGCGACACCGACCGATACAGCAATTATTGCCGTGCGGTCGGTATTTTCCTAAGCCCTGCCTACACGGAACAGGGCGAGGCGCAACGGAACATTTCCGAACTGCTGGAGCAGACCAATAGTGCGGCGGTGTTCTCGCAAGGTCGTCTGAAAATCGTCCCCTACGGCGACGGCAATTATTCAGGCAACGGCGCGGCATATGTTGCCGACAACAAAGCTATCTACGACCTGACCGATGACGACTTTATCGTTTCGGGCGCGGAAGACCCTGTAAACGTTGAGCGCAAAACCAATGCTGACGCATTTAATCAAATCCAAGTCGAGTATCTCGACCGCGATAACGACTACAACGTCGCCATTGCGGAAGTAAAAGACCAGGCAAATATCGAGCAGTACGGATTGCGCCCGAAAGAAGCGGTCAAGATGCACGGTATTTGCGACGGCAAGGTAGCACAAAAGGTAGCCCAACAACTGCTGCAACGCGCCCTGTACGTCCGCAATGAATATGAGTTTAAGCTGGGCTGGAAATATTGCCTGCTTGAGCCGATGGACATTGTAACCCTGACTGACGCAGGGCTTGGCTTGAATAAAACCCCCGTCCGTATCACGGAAATCGAAGAAGACGAAGAAGGTGTTTTATCCGTCAAGGCTGAAGACTACCCTGTCGGCGTTTACACAACGTCAGAATACCCGACGCAGCCGTCTTTGGGCTATTCGGCAGACTACAACGTGTCGCCGGGTAACGCCCATGCGCCCGTTATTTTTGAAGCACCATTGCAACTGACAGGCGGTGAGCCGCAAATTTGGATGGCAACCGCCGGCGGCGATATGTGGGGCGGTGCTGAAGTGTGGGTATCCACCGACGGCGACAGCTACACGCGCGTCGGCGCAGTCAATCACAAAGCGCGTTTCGGCTCTCTGACTGCTGCTTTGCCGAATGGTGCGGTTTTCGACCGTACCAACACCCTGAGCGTTGAAATATCCGCAGGTCAAATGACAGGCAGTACGGAGCAGGACAGCCGCGATTTGCTGACGCTGTGCTACGTTGACGGCGAGTTTTTGGCATACGCCAATGCCGAACTGAAAGGCGTGGGGCGTTACACATTGGGCAATTTGACACGCGGTGCGTATGGATCCGCTATTGACAGCCACGCGGCGGGCAGTAAGTTCGCGCGTGTTGACGAAGCATTGTTCAAATATACCGTCCCGCGTAACTGGATTGGTCGGACTGTTTGGGTCAAACTGGTTTCGTACAACGTTTTCAGCGGTGGCATACAAGACTTGGCGTCCGTCCCTGCGTACTCTTACACCATCAAGGGCGCGCCGCTGGGGCAAATCCAAAATTTACGCCTGACATCATCTTGGGCATACGGTAAAGAAGCCGTCATCGCTTGGGATAAGCTGGACGGCGCGGATACCTACGACGTGGAAATCTACGCAGGCAACAGCCAACGCCGTTTGCGTTCAGTCAGCGGCATTGTTGACAACAGCTACACCTACACTCAAGCGGACATGAAAGCCGACGGCGGTCAGGTGCGTGATGTTGTGTTCAAAGTTCGCGGTCGAGCCGTTACTGGGAAGACGGGCAATTGGGCGCAAATCGCGGCGCAAAATCCGCAATTGCAGGCATTGCAAGGCATTTCCGTCGATAGCGGTTTGAAGCAGGCGTTTTTTACCTGTCAAAAACCTGCCGAAGAGGATTTCGCGGGCATTATCGTTTGGGTGTCTGAAAATGCAGCCGTACCAACCATCGACGCAAACAAAGTCTATGACGGAGCGGAAACGTTTGTAACCATCGCCAAATGCAACGGCAATCCGCTGGAGAAAGGAAAGACCTATCATCTACGCGCGGCAGGCTATGACAGCTTTGGCAAAGACGCCTTGAAAATCAGCAATAGTGTGTCTTTCACCGTTTACGACGTGTCAACGACAGACCTATCAGAAAGCAATCTGAATAAGGCTTTGCGTGACAAACTTGCCCTGATAGACGGCAACGGTGCAGGAAGTGTAAACGCCCGAATCGCAGCCGAAGCACAAGCGCGGGCTGCTGTTGCGAGAGCAGCGGAAGACGCGAAAGCCGCAGCGAAGAAAGCCGCAGACGACCTGACTGCAAAAGCCGGCGAACTTGGAAACAAGATAACGGCTGTCGAGCGAGTGAATAACGAGCAGGCGCAACAAATCAGGACGGTTACGGCAGCACAAGGCACGACCGCCGCAGGCTTGGAGGCTGAAAAGAAAGCACGGGCAGACGGCGACAGGGCAGAAGCCGCGGCGCGTGAAACGTTGGCGGGTCGTGTATCTGCGGCTGAGGGCAACATCACGCGCGAAACACAAGCGCGGGTCACAGCCATCAACGCCCAAACCGCCGCAACTGAAGCTCTGAAAACACGGGTCGGCAATACTGAAAGCAGTATCACAGCATTGCGCGAAACCGTTAATCAGAAAGACAGTGCGAGGTCGTCTGAAATCCAAACGCTGACCGCGAAGATTGACGGTGTTTCTGTTGGCGGGCGCAACTACGCCCTATCGACAGGAACGCCCGGCAAAGTGCTGACAGTGAGCGGGAATAATCAGACTAAAAACGTCACAATCGACGTTTCGTCTGCTTTGGAACTGAAGCAAGGCGATAATCTGATTATCTCGTGCGACATCGAACTGACAAACGCCACATCGCCATACGGCAAGCCATACCCACGAATCGGCGCGGAATTTTCCGTAACCTATGCTGACAACTCTATCGGGTATTTTGCCGCGTGGTACGACGAAGCCGTCAGCGGTACGACCAAAACGCTGAAGCAGCGTATTGTCGCTAAACACACGGTCGCCAAAGAGGTTAAGGCACTGCGGAACATCATCGTTCAGGCACGGTATCAGACATCGGAATCCATCAAGGTTTCCAATGTGAAACTGGAGCGCGGAACGGTAGCGACTGATTGGACGCCCGCCCCTGAAGACAACGACGGTTTGCAGGAAGTTCGCAGCACAGTTCAGGTAGTTCAGACGACCTTAACTAAAGCAACGGGCGACATCAAATCGCTTAGCGAACGTGTCACGACAGTCCAGTCAACGGCTGACGGCAACAAAGCGACGGTGCAAGCCCATTCACGCAGTATCAACGGCTTGGAAGCGCAATACACGGTCAAGGTTGACGTTAACGGCAAGGTGGCAGGCTACGGCTTGGCAACCACGCCGAAAAACGGCACGCCTGAAAGCAAGTTTATTGTGAATGCCGACCGCTTCGGCGTCGGTGCGACGGGCAAAGCTGACGTTTTTCCATTCACGGTTGATACGCGTCAAAACCGTGTCGGCGTGAATGGCGAACTGGTGGTAAACGGTAAGGCGATTGTCGATAGATTGAACGCTGGGGATATCCACGGCGACAAAATCACGGCAAACACGCTGAACGCAAACCGCCTGACCGCTGGAAGCGTTACTGCGCGAGAAATTGGGGCAAACTCCGTTACCGCCGACAAGATGAAAGTTGCGAATTTATCCGCCATCTCAGCCGACATGGGGTCAATTCGTGCCGGTAACATGAATATCGGCAACGGTCGATTTATCGTAGATAACAGCGGGCAAGTGTCGATGTCTGCAACTACCGGTAATGTCGGGATGAAAATCTCGAATGACCGGATTGATGTGTACGATGAGCAGGGTGTGCTTCGCGTTCGTTTGGGTAAACTGAATTGAGGTTGATTTATGGCTGAATATGGCTTGCGAGTGAACGGTGCGCCGCCGACCGACGGGCTGGCAATGTTGGTTGATGTGGTGCAGACGCCTGTTAATATCGATGCGCCGGAAGGCCGTTATTTGTTCCCCGAAATGACCGATAAGCAGAAAGAACGTTTTTACCACTACTTTTCCGCTGTGGATAGCGCGGTTATGTACGGTAAAACCGCCTTGCAGACTGGCGGCGCGGGGAAGGTTGCTGTTGTCAGCTTGTTGCCTATTTTTACACAAGACGAAATAGATAAAGTTAAAAAGGAAGGAGGACACATAAACAGCTTGAAAGACCGTTTAGATGAATTATTAAGAGAGCACAAGATAATAGGGTTTTCTTGGAAAACAATAGAGGTAAATTACTTCAATGCTCGTAATTCTTGTCAGGCTGTTATGGTTTGGCGGGGGGTAAAATAGTGTCGGATTACGGTTTATTTTCTGACGAATTGCCTTTGTTTTTGGGGCAGGAAAAGCTTATGATTTTTGAGCGCAAGATTGCCCTCAAAGATATTAAAGAAGAGTGGTGGAATAAAAACGGTGGTGCAGCACGGAATTATAAGCGCGTCCTGCTTGGCACAAGCAGCAACACTTACGCAGTATTTGCCGACTATAAGTCCAATCACGATTTTTTCTCCCTATGGAGTGGTGGCGGTTTTAGCCTTTCAGGGTCGGGTTTGCCAAATATTTCAGACAGTGTATTTATGGCAGGGAAGACAGATAATTCCCTGCTACTGGATAATGGAAACTGGTATTTACTCGCCTTCAGTCCTCGTGATGCAGCACAGTATCCCGAAGCTTTAGATACCGATTTTTATATTTATCGGACTGTTGATACGGCGGCAGCAACGGATTTATACGGCCTTAACGTCTACCGGCCTGATGGTTCACTTGCTTATCACAGTGGTTGGGATATTGTCCGCGCCCGTCATGTTTACCACAATATCCAAAGAGTAACCGCGAAAGGGTTGAAGGGTAATGGTGTTGCTTTATGGCGGAGGGCAACGACTCCTACTTCATCTCCAGTTAGCATTGTAGATATGCAAGCGGAGGGGCGACGTACGGCGGTCGGTAGTAATAAATTAGTCAGTATCGGTCACGTCCTTCATGCGGAAAATTACTGGGATAGACCTCAAAATGAATTTGTACGGTTTGCACCTTATTTGAAAGACGGATTACTCGGTTATGCGGTGGCATTTGCATCTTGCGGATTTACCCCTCCTGAATACGCGCAACAACTCGCAGCGTTGATGTGGTATCCAACAGGAAACCCTATTATCGTAATCGATAAACCCAATATTTAAGACCATCTGAAAAGACGGTTGTTTCTACCCGCATTTGCGGTTTTTTAATGCCTATTGAAAGGAAAAATCATGGCAACGCAAGTTATCGCAATTAACCACGAAATCGAAGACGAAAGCACAGGGGCGGTCGCAAGATGCCATGTGATTGAGTATGTCAGTATTGACTACAAATACGGCAATGTGACAGCAACCCTGAACGGCTATGTATCCCAAAAGGCGCATGAAACAGGTCGAAATCCGCTTTGCTCTCACACCGTCACCGTTGAGGCACTGCCCGATGGCGAAGAAGTGTCCCGCGCTTGGCTTTATCAGAAAGTAGTCGAGCAAGGGAACGAGCAAAGCGTCTTCGCAGGCGCGGAACTGGTTGAAGCCTAATCTAAATTTGAAACCACGCCCGTGAATCATCACGGGCTTTTTTATGGGCGGTCGTATGAGCGATTTAGAAGCAAAAATCAAGATAACCGTCGAGAACGGCACGGCTGCGGGTTTTAATCAGGCAGCAAGCGCGGCGTCGAATGCTTCCAAGCAGATTGAAAACGCTATCGGGCAGGTGCGATCAGAATTGACGCGCAGCTTTTCCGAAATGCAGAAATCGATGGAAAAGGCGTTCGACATTGATATGTCTGATTTTGTCGGAGGCGTCAGCGACGGCAAGGAAAAGGTCAGTGAACTGAACGCTGAACTTTCCAAGACAGGCGATAAGGCAGAAGAGGCGGCAGGCGGACTGGGGAAAATCGGAACGGTTTTAGCCGGCTTCGCAACGCTGTCATTTGCAAAATCCCTGCTTGATACTGCTGATGCCATGCAGTCGATAAACAGCCAAGTCCGACAAGTCACGTCGTCTGAAACGGAGTATTTAGCCGTACAGCGTCAGCTTTTGGAGGTGGCGAACAATACCCGCGCATCACTTGAATCAACGTCAAGCCTGTATGTATCTACAAGCCGCGCCTTGAAAGACTACGGCTACACGCAACAGGAAATCTTGCAGTTTACCGAAGCGACGAACAACGCCATGACTATTGGCGGCGTTCAGGCGGAGCAGCAAGCCGCCGCGCTTTTGCAGTTATCACAGGCGTTGGGCAGCGGTGTGTTGCAAGGCGATGAATTTAAATCCATTGCTGAAGCCGCCCCTATCCTGCTCGATACCATTGCGGAATATATGGGCAAATCCCGCGCGGAAATCAAAAAGCTGGGCAGCGAGGGCGAACTGACGGCGGATGTGCTGTTTAAAGCCATATCGGGCGCATCGGAAAAATTCGGCGAGCAGGCGGCAAAAATGCCCATGACGATGGGTCAGGCTTTGACGGTTTTTCAAAACAACTGGCAAAGCATGATTTCTCGGTTGCTGAATGACAGCGGCGCAATGTCAGGCATCGCGTCAATCATCAAACTTATTGCGGATAACCTTAACTTGGTTGTCCCCATCATGGCGGGCTTTGCGGTTGCTGTTACCGCTGCGACGGCGCAGGTCATCGGCTTAAATGTCGCCATGCTTGCAAACCCATTCGGATTGATTGCGGTCGCCATCGGCGCGGTCATCGGATTGATTGCCCAATTTGGCGACCAAATCGACATTTTCGGCGGTGGCTGGTCGAATCTGCTTGATGTGATTCAGGCGGTTTGGCAGTCAATCACGGAAACCATCGGCGCGGCGATTGAAGAGATTAAGGCTTGGTTTGGCGGTGTGACGGACTGGCTGAATGAAAATGTCGGCGGCTGGTCGGCATTGTTTAGCCGTGTTATGTCGGCGATTGCAACGATTGTCGGCGCATATGTCAACGCCTATATCAACACGTTCGCAACAGGCTGGATGCTGATTAAAGAAGCCGCCAACAATATGCCGCAGTTTTTCGCCAATCTCGGTAAGTTAATCGGCAACGCTTTTCTGTCTGCGATTGAGTGGATGATAAACAAAGCAATCGGCATGATTAACGGCATGATTGACTATGCCAACGCAGCCGCGTCAATGGTCGGCGGTTCGGGCATTAAAAAGCTGGATAACGTCGACCTCAAAAGGATGGACGACGGCGGGCTTGGCGATCGTATTGCCAAAAGCATGTCGAAAGACCGCGTCGGAAATGCAGTTGACAACATCAAAGCCCGCGCTGCTCTGATTCACGAGCAAAAAGCCATGCGCGGCGGTGGCGGTGGCGGAGGTAGCATACCAAAATCACACGTTCCGTCTGGCGGTGGTGGAGGTGGTGGAGGTGGCGGCGGGAGCGGTCGCAAAGGCGGCGGGCGTAAGGGCAGAAGCGGCGGCGGTCATGCCGGCACAGCCAAAGACCCCATGCAGGCATGGGAAGAAGAAATCAAAGCCCAAAAGCTGGCACACCGTGAAATGCAACGCGATACGCTGAATCATCAAGAATGGGATTTGGCGCGGGAAGCCGCTTACTGGCGCGCGAAACTGGCAACGGTTGACGCGGGCAGTAAAACAGGCTTGAAACTGCGTGAAAAAATCCTGACCCTTGAGGACCAATTATCCAAGCAATCGACCGAAGCTAAAATCAATCAGGTGGCGGCATGGGAGAAGCTGGATAAGCACAAGCTGGATATGGAAAAGGACGCGGCAGACCAAGCTCTAGCCGCTGGGCGTATTTCGCAACTCGAACGCCTAGACTTGGAAATCGAGTTTGAAAACCGCCGTTACCAAATTGCCTATGACGCATTGCAAGAACGGATCGCACTTGCCGAACAAGACCCGACATACAGCCAATCAGCCATAGACAAGCTGAAACAGCAAATGGCGGAACTTGGGCAAGGTCATGAACGCGAGCAAACCAAGAATCAGGGTAAGCGCGAAAACCAACGCCGGAAAGACGCGCCCAACGTTATGGAAATGCTGCAAGACGGCGGGAAGAACGTTTGGGAAGAAGCACAGCAACAGATGGGGCAGGCTTTTTCCGCCATGCTGTCACGAACGCAGAATTTCCGTCAGGCGATGAACGGCTTTTTCAAGAGTATGGGGCAAACCTTTATTCAAGAAATGGTTACCAAACCGCTTGCAGGCATGATGCAGCGCATGGTTCAGGAATCATCCATTTACAAGATGATTTTCGGAACTAAGGAATCGCTGGAAACGGCGGCAGCGTCTAAGACTGTGGCAACCAAGACGACAGAAACGACGGCGGTCGTTGGCAAAAATGCCGTTCAAGCAGCGTCAGGGGCTGCATCTTCACAAGCTGGTATTCCGTATGTCGGTCCTATTCTTGCCGTCGCAGCAATGGCGGCAATGATGGCGGCTGTAATGGGATTGATGGGCGGCGGCGGTTCTTCAACGACCACGACCACGACGCGGATTCCGTCGGCAGCAGGCGGCTGGGATATTCCCGCCGGCATCAACCCGCTGACCCAACTGCACGAAAACGAGATGGTCCTACCTGCGGAACACGCGCAGACAATCCGTGAAATGGCGGGGCAGTCAGGTGGCGACAACAGCACGATTATTATCAACACAACGGGCGGAGATTTTGTCCATAAAAAGGACATTGCGAAGCTGTTGAAACAGATGAATCGTGATTTTAAATTGGTGTAAGTGGTTAGGTCGTCTGAAAGGGCGACCTTTTTTCTATGGAGGTTTTTAAATGAGCAAGTCTATTCAATGGCTTAAATATGCCTTTGAACTTCGATTTCTTCCCGTTCGCTTTCAGCGTTGGCTGTTCAGCACGGGGACGCGGGCGGTTGAGTTTGTCAGCGGGTGTTCGATGATTGGTTACGCGCTGGTCTTTGCGTTCTCACCGAACGACATCTATAACTGGCCCATCTACTACAAGTTCAAAGACATTTCGGAGCTGACGCTGATACTGGTCTTTGGCGGGGTCGGTGTGTTGCAGCTGGCGGCGATGTACTGGCAGACATTCAAAGGGGAGGTTCTGTCAGGCTATATGTTGTTGATATCAGCTTTTATTTGGTATTTGACGGCATATGCTTTCTGGGCTGCCTACCCACCTGCCCATACAGGCATGGTTATTCCGCCCGTCTTGGCTTTTCTGTGCTTACTCGCTGGAAATAACTCACTTAAATTCTTGTTTTCGGAGGATAAATTCAAACGGAAACAGAAGGGGGAATAATGCAAGATTTTTTTCAATTCGGCTATCTGTTCGCCATAGGGGGCGGCATCGTCGGTAGCGTTTGGTCAAGCATGAAAGACCATGACGCACCAGTATCAAGCCTGTTCGAAGCCTTGATTTCGGCGGTTGCAGCGGCGGCAGTAGCAGAGCGGTTTTTGATGGTAAATCAAGTTTGGACTTGTGCGGTTGCCGGTGCGTTTGTCGGCATCCTTACGGGTCATGCAATGGATACCGTTAAAAGCCTAGCCCCAGGCATCATGACTAAATGGGCCAAGAAAACGGCGGGTAAATTCGTCGATAAAGATTAGTTAAACAACAGGTCGCCTGAAAGGGCGACCTTTTTATTTGGAGATAAGAAATGCAAGAATTGGAATGGATTAAAGAAGCAAGAAAACACATCGGCTTGAAAGAAGTTGTCGGCACGAAAGCGCATAACCCGACAATCGTGCAATGGTTGAAAGAAATGGGGATGTTCCCTGGTGCGGCGAAATCTTGGTACTTTGAAGACGAGACGCCGTGGTGCGGTTTGTTTGTCGGTCATTGCCTAGGTAAGAGTGGCCGCGCGGTCATCAAGGATTGGTATCGTGCGAAAGCGTGGGCAAGTGCCGGGCTGACGAAATTGGCAAAACCTGCCTATGGTTGTATCGCAGTCAAGTCCCGACAAGGCGGCGGCCATGTGTTTTTCGTGGTCGGTAAAAACGCAAAAGGTCAGATTTTGGGCTTAGGCGGCAATCAGGGCAATACCGTGTCTATTGTGCCTTTCAATCCCGCTGATATTGACGGTTACTATTGGCCGTCTAAATTGGTTGATGGTAAGCCGGTGCCGTCTAGTCCGTCGCCCGAGCGATACAATCTGACAAATGCTGTTGCTACGGCGAGCCAAGGGGTAAGCGAGGCTTAGTGATGAATCCCGTTGATTTTGCAAATCGGAAAATCGCGGAATGGCAAACCAAAAGTCGAGAGGCGAGCGAAAACGCAGACCTAGCGGCTTTTGAGTTTGCTGAACGTGAGATTAAAACTTATAAGGATATGCTGGAATTATGGTTGAAACGCTGCTCAAAAATTGGAAATTGATTGCGGCTTTAGTCGTGATTGCAATCTGTATCGGCGCATGGCAAGCCGACCGCAAAGCGGAATATCGGCGAGGGCGCGATGAAATGGCCGCTGAAATTTCAGGTCGTCTGAAAGACGCCGCAATCAAAAAAGCTGAAGAAGACCGCGAATCGTCTGCCGTGTATCAAGCGGGGAAAGCGGTGCGTGAGGAAAAAGAAAGGGTGCGCTATGTGCAAGTACCGAAACTTATTGAACGTGTTGTCTATCGCAACGTCTGCCTTGATTCTGACGGCGTGTCAGTCATCAACGCCGCCACTGCCGACGGCAACTAAACCGCCCGCCGATTTGGTGCAGCCATGCCCCAAACTGCCGAAACTTGAGGGCGGTACAGGCGCAGATGTGCTGCCTTGGTCATTACAGGTCGTCCATCTTTATAACGATTGCAAGGCGCGGCATAAGGCGTTGTCTGATACGCTCAAATAAAACAAAGGCCGTCTGAATTTAGGCGGCTTTGTTTTCTCAAATAATATTTCAAAGACTATCTACAAAATCAGCCCAGTCTTGCAGCATTTTGCGGCGTTGCGTGATAAATTTAGCGTGAAAATATGCCGCGTCCGTCTGATTGTCTTTGGCGTGGGCAAGCTGTGCCTTGATGTACTCATGCTCATAGCCCATCTCTGACAGGTTGGTTGCAAGGGTCGCCCTGAAATCATGCCCTGATATTGTCAGCCCCATATACTCCAATGCTCTATTAATGGTTGTAGCTGACAACATATCGTCGGGTCTTTTACTGTTCGGAAACAGTAGCCGCCCGTTACCCGTCATTGTGTGTAACTCTTTGAGTAACTCGACGACCTGCGACGACAGCGGCACGACGTGCATTCTCGATTTTTTCATTTTGTTGGCGGGGATACGCCAAATCGCGGCGGAAAGGTCAATATCAACCCATTCAGCCCGCCTTGCCTCAATCGTGCGGACGGCTGTGTATAGCAATAACTGCGCGGCTTTTTTGACGACGAACGAGCCATTATAGTTTGCAAGGCTTGTCTTGAACGCCCTGATTTGTTCGGCGGTCATGGCTTTGGCGTGGGTTATTTCGGGGCGTTTGAGATACCCGGCAAACGCTAAAGTCGGGTCATTCGTCGCCCGCATTGTTCGGATCGCATAAAGAAAAACCGCGCTCATGTGTTGGCGGGTGTATATACCCGACACGATAACGCCTTTTTCTTTGCATACGTCGAGACACTCCATAATCTGACGCGGCGTTACTTTGGTTATTGGTGTGTCTCCAATAATAGGATAGGCGTATTTTCTAAGCATACGATGTATGGCTTTGATGCTGCCATCACTGATTGTCTTGGATGACAGGTATTCTTCGGCAATGGCTTCAAAAGTGTTTCGATTTTGCCTGCGTTGTTCCTTTTTCTTGGCTGCTCTGTCATGTGCGGGGTTGATGCCCTGCGATACGAGTGACCGCGCCTCTTTCCGTCTTTCACGCGCTTCAGCCAACGATATATCAGGATATGCCCCGATAGCGAAAACGGATTCTTTACCGTCAAGCCTGAAGCGATAACGCCATAATTTTGAGCCGTTCGGATTTATTACGATATACAAGCCGTTGGAATCGGTTAATTTATAAGGCTTTTCTTGAGGCTTTGCCTTGCGGATTTGGGTATCGTTGAGCATAAAAAAGAGGGTATGAATGAGTCGATACCCAAAATCATACCCTCTTTTTTCAAGGATTGCCACGCACTAGCACGAACGAAAACGGACAGAAAATGGCAATAAACACAGGCTTATCAAAATGATATGAACTAAATCGAACTGTTACGAACGAGAATAACAGTTATCAATAAATAAAAGCATTTTGAATCTAACTAACTGTTAATTAAAGAATCT